CCTTCATCGCGCCCAAGGCGTAGATCTTCATCTGCTCGCTGTCGGCGTCAACGTAGCCGCGCCCTGTCTTCAGATCTGCGATGGTGAGCTTCTCTTTGGTGATGGACCAGCCAACCACGTCAGCAGTGCCTTGCAGGCTGAATGCGGGTGTGTCGTACAGCTTGAACAACTGCTCTACCTTGACGTGCCCCAGCTCGTCCTGAATGGCCCAAATGGCTTGTAGGTGCTCCAAGGCGAACTCGCAGTTCTCCTCTGTCATGGTGATGCCCTCGACCTGCTGCCCGACAAACTTCATGGGGTCGGTGTCAAGCTGGAAGCAGGTTTCGGCCAGCGCGTGAATGGCTGTGCCAATCTTGGCGGCCTCACCTGACTCCTGATAGGGGACAAGGGTTGAGAGCCGCGCTGAGGCTGGGCAGGCGATCCAGCGCGAGGCAGAGGATGGCCGCAGTTTCAGTTGTTTCATTCGTTGCCTTCATTGATGTTGTTGTTGATGAGCAAGATATATGCGATCTTTCGCACCTCGTTGCTGGCTGCGTGCCCCAAGTCTTCAGGGTCTAGCAGGCGCTTTAAGAAGACGATGTGCTGCTGGTTGAGCTTGCGTTGTTTCTCCAACTCTGTGCCGAGCCAGATGATGTGCTCACGCATGGTGGCGCGTTCTTGTTCATGCATGGTGCTTCCCCCAATAGGCGATCAAAGCCGCATCCGAACGGCCATCATCTTTGACGCGCTTGAAGTCGGCCTGGTTGTCGGGAAACAGTTCCATGGCGCGTGATCGGCTGGCATCTTTGCCTGCGCCTCGGTGCACGGCCTTCACCCAGGTGGCTGGGGCCACATAGGTCACAGGCAGTTTGAATGCGGCAAGGATGCCCTCGATCATGCCGAATGAACGGCCAAAGCTGAAGACGCTGGTGACGCCCTGACCTGCCATTGCTGCCACGCGCTCGCAGTAGACATGGCAGTCTTTGCCGGAATACATGTACAGCAGTTCGGCCAACTCGCTGGCGCTGACCTGCCGTTTGGCTTTGCCGTTGCGTTCCACCGTCATGGTGGGCATGTCGAATATCTTTAAGCTCTCAGGCGAGATGACGGCGATTGCTCCAGAGAGGCCAGGATCAACGCCAATGATGTATTTGCTCATTTGACGGCATCTTCCATGGCTTGATTGATGACCTTCAGACGCGCCGAGATGAGTGCGTCTGCGGCTTGGTCCAGCTTGATGACGCTGCCGTAGAGTGGCTCTGTGATGCCGTTGAGCCAGCGCGAGACTTGAGCTTGGTCGATCTCTGCGACTCGGCAGACGTCCGACATCTTGTAGCCAGCCGACTCGGCCTTGTACTTGATGTCGTGGATTGCTTGTTGTGAAACTTTCATGAGTAGAATGTTAACCATGTTTTGTGAAGATGGTCAAGTGTACAGTGAAAAAAGGGGGCTGACTCACGCCAACCCCCAAAGGCAACTGCTGGCGGAGAAAACCAGCAAGCCAATTGTAGGGGATGAATACCCGACAAGTTTGTGTGGATTAAATTATAGTTGTTGACGAGTTGTGCAAATCGTTTATGATTCACCCATCAACAACCAAACGAGGATTGATATGCTTAACCAACTCGACGAATCAGATCTTGACTACATGAGAGCCGAAGACTTCCACCGCCGCCGGTATCAGGCCAACCTTGCCAGCCACCACGACTGCCGCGATCCAGATCACCCTGGCTGTGAGCTGTGCGAAGAGGAGAATGAGGAATGACCATCAAAGAACTTGCCCAAGGCATCCTGGTCGGCGCAATCATCGCCGCACCCTTCATCGTTGAGATCGTTAAGGAGTTATTGAAATGAACAAACATACACCTGGGCCGTGGAATCCCTACTTTGACGAAACGTATGGGGTGCTTGGTCCTGACAAAGGCCGAGTCGCTATCTGCATGAACCTCAAAGGCGCTCATGGCCTTGCTGGGCGCAGGCACGGCGACGAAGTTGCAGCCAACGCCCGCCTGATTGCCGCCGCGCCTGATCTGCTGGAAGCGTTGCAAGGTATGGAATCGTTGGCTACCGATGTGCGCCGCGATGACCCGGCGGCTGACCTCGCCAAAGCCCGCGCTGCCATCGCTAAAGCAACAGGAGAATCGAAATGAACCAAATCCCAACTGCATTTCCTTGGACACATGACAATGTAACTTGCACTGGCATGACCTTGCGTGATTACTTTGCGGCTCAAGCATTGACAGGCGCTCAAATATGGGATGCCGTGATAAATGGCCAAAATGCACAGTTTAGTCAAGGTACGGAAAAACTTGCAGAAGTGGCTTATGCGGTGGCAGACGCAATGCTTGCCGCCAGAGAAACAACTTAAGGAGAAACACATGTCTGAAAAAATGCAGATTGAAATAGACCGCGCAGTCAACAAGTTCACCCCGCCAATGGAGATCGGTGGCGGCTTCCTGTCCCGCGAGGACTTCAAGACGCTGGCACGCAAGGCCGTGACAGAGGGCACGCTGATCGGTTGGGTGCACGCTGAAAACATGACCCGCGAGCGCCTGGAGAAGAAGATCTCCACCCTTGAGCACGAGGTGAGCATCTTGCGCGAGCGCGTCAAAGAGGTTGAACTTGAACTGATGGCGGCACAGCGATGAAAAGAGAACTCAACTGGACGCCACCGGCTGGCACGAAGATCGTCTGGCCGACCCTGCACGTCTTTGACGCTGCATTCACCCCAACGCGAGGCGCTGACGTGCAAGCCACATGGCGCAAGCGCGGATGGGAACCTGTCTTTGGTAACTCGCCCAAGGTCGAGGAGCCGCAACACAAATCAAAGGTGCTGAAACTATGGAAACAGTCTTGAACTTCGTTTTGCTGGGTGCTCTTGGCATCGCCATCTTGTTTGGCGTTGTCTATGCCTTCATTGCCTTCCTGCTTGATAAGACAGAGATCAAATGAAGTGCCCTGTATGCGACAAATGGGTCACCACCTTGGAGACAAGGGCACGGCCAAACAATGAGGTGTATCGGCGTTATCAGTGCGCCAATGAGCACCGCTTCACCACCAAAGAAGTGGTGCAGAAAATCATCAAGGGGAAGAGTGAATGACACAAGATGAAATCATTGAGATGGCTAGAGAAGCAGGATTCACAATAAACGAATTACATTGTTCACCACCAATTATTTCTTTTATTGGTCACGAAGAAGCCATAGAAGCCTTCGCCAAACTGGTAGCAGAAAAAGCAACAGAAGAAGCCAACGCAAGAGCCAACGCATCATGGACATTGATGTGCAAGAAGATGGTTGCGTTTGAACGTGATGCCTGTGCAAATGTGGCTGACGAATATATGCGGGATTGTGAAGGGAAAAGTTTTGGTGTAGGAACTGCCATTAGAGCCAGAGGAGAACAAGCATGATTGAAGCAATGAAACAGGCGCTTGAGGCGTTGGAAGATGTTGGCGTTTTGACCGACAGAGAATGGCAAGCAGTTCACAAAAACAAAGCCAACGAATTACGCCAAGCCATCAGAGAACGCGCTTTGTATGAAGTGCAGAGGTTGGGTCAAGAGATTGAGCAAGAGCCTGTGGCGTGGCGCACGTTTGATGGTGAAGGTGGTTACGACTATCGATCATATGAAGACAACGAAAGTTATGCAGATGAATGGGATAAAAGAAATCCAAATCACAAAGGTTGGGTTGATAAGCTCTACACCACCCCGCCACCATGCCCAACGTGCGAGGCGCTGGCAAGAACGGTGATGATGGATCAGACAGGGAGAGACGCATGAGACCAGATTACTGCCCAATTGGAGGCGAACCTTGTCAATCACTGTGCGACACACCATGCACTAGAACACCACATCGCACAGAGCAAAAGCCTGTGGCGTGGAAACTTATGCCAAGAGAAGCAACACGCGAAATGCTTGAAGCAATGGATGAATGCTCAACTGAGGGGTATGACGAGCGTTTATATGCTGGTCATGCCGCATCTGTTTACATGGCGGCTTGGGATGCTTCTGACACCCACCCACCACAGCGCACATGGGTAGGACTGACAAAAGACGAGGTTGATTCATGGAACTTGCCAGACCATCCAACAGTGTTTGAGTTTGCACAATTTATTGAATCCAAACTCAAGGAAAAGAACATATGAACTGGCTACCAGAACACAAGTGCGGTTTATACCTGACCCACAACGAGCACCGTGATGTTTACGAAACGGTTGAGCATTTCTATGAAGCCGACTATTTTGTTTCTCCAGAGGAGTGGCGCAAAGCTGTAGCGGAGGATAGTGTTTGGGTTTTGCAATGGTATCCAGATACGCCCATTGGGTTCTATCGCATTGCCGCATCAACACTGGAAGCCATAGAAGCCAAACTCAAGGAACTCAACATATGACGCAACCAAAATCAGCATTTGACTTCTCAGGCCCATCAATCTGGACAAAGGACAAGGAGCTTGTTCAGATCAACAATGGCAAGGTCAATGGCTTAAAGCGCCGCGAGCAAATCAGGCACACAGAGACAGTTGGCCTGCACCCGCTGCAAAGCAAACGCAAAAAAGAGAAGACGCCAGCATGATCTCTCGCCTCCTAATATGCGCATCAATGGCGGTTGTAGGCCTCAATGGGATGTTCCCAGCGCCGCCAAAGCCTCTGACATTGCGCGAGAAAATGATAGAGAGGCAGCAGGCCAAAATCTGCGACAAGAAGAAACTCAAGCAACGAACAAGACAACTATGTAGGGAATGGGGATATGACCGCTAAGACAGCATTCAATTGGAACGATGGCACACCATCCATCTTCAGCACTGACGACTCACTGCGCCGCCACATCGCTGGCAAGAAGTCATCAGCAACCCAGCAGAAGAATCACGGCATTGGCAAGAAGAAGCCGGTCCTGACCTACTCTTTGGCAAAGGCAGCCAAGAAGTGATTGAGCCAGTCCGCACCTTCTATGGCCGCACCAAGGGTCAGCACCGCGAAAGAGAGACTGTCGTGGTGCAGCAAACCTGGTGGCGGTGCACTGAGTGCAACAAGTATTTCCAGCGTAAGGAAGAGGCTGACAGGCACGCCAGACGCGAGCACAGCGACACCAAATGAAGTCAGTGCGCCTGCCCCGCATCGTTGACCTGCTGACGCGCCAAGGCTTGACTGCGCATGAGCTGGCGGCCATGACTTACTGCACCCAGCGGTCGGCTCAGATACTTGTTGCCAAGCTGCGCAGATCTGGCTTGGTGTACGTCACAGAGTGGCGCAGGGTTGGCACTGTATGGGTGGCGGTGTATGCCTACGGCATCGGCTCTGACGCCATCAGGCCAAAGCCTTTGACGGCCAAGGAGAGGCTGGACAGGTGGAGAGCCAAAGAGTCCCTCGATGACCACGCCTTCAGGATGGCGCGGGAGAGGGCCAAGAAGTGGAAGATTAAACGCGACCCGCTGGTGGCTGCGTTTTATGGCTCAGTCGAGTAGGCCAGTCATACCATTACGCTCAAGAATAGTCATGCTCTTTTCTTCTCCAGGGAACACGACAAAATTGCGAGTACCTTGACCAGTAACCCTTGAACCTTCATCAAGATACTTAATGCCAGCAACTCCCTTATTCGCTAACAACTCAGAAATTTTAGATGGCTCTACTTGTAAATCTCTAGCAAGTACATTGTGCCAAGTAGATGCCAATGGGTCTGCATCCATCCACTTTTTTAAATCAAAATCTGGAATTGATGGCAAATCATTCTCAATTCCTTTTAATGCCTCTTTGACTTGGGGAGACTGCTGACTCAAAGGCTTATCCCAATCCAGCATGGTGGCAATCTTCTCGTCAGGGAGATCAATCTTGTATAGGCTTCCAGTATTCTCTGGAAGTCCAGCTTTCATGGCCTTCAAATCTTCAACATTTTTTTCTGCAATTTGAAGCATACTTTTGGCTCGGCTCATTGAGCCACCACCGCCATTGGCAATAATTTGCTTATAGTTTTCGACTCTACTTTCAGCTTCAGCTAAACCCTCATCTATACCGCCATACTGAGATGCAAGATTTTTTGCAGAACCAGTGCTAGATAATTTTTGTTGATACTCCCTAGCAACAGCAGGATTCTCAGCCGTGTAAATTCCATATCCAAATGCTTGCGCTCCCTCACCAGTCCCAATCTTGGAAGCATCAAACTCACCCAATGGGTTGCGAGGTGTTGGTGGCAATGTGTGAGGTGTACCGTGATAGACATCAAGAGGACTAACACTACCCCTTGAGACATCACCAAGCAACTGTGCTGGCAAACCACCACGGCTCATCACTTGTGGCACAACTCTCTCAGCCAATCTCTCACCAGCACGACCAGCACTCATAGCGGCCCTGTTAGCCATCACAGCGGCTGGCTTAACAAAGGGCGCAACAGTCATCAAGGCATCAGCAGTCTCAGGCTTGAGCAATGGCACATTGGCGCGTCCAATGTTGGTCAATGGCTCTCCATACGCCATGCGCTCAACAGTCTGAGGCACGCCAGTCGTACCAAGCAACCCAGCAAAGCCTTGCATCTGCTGGGTGCGTTCAGGTGACTGCATCCACTGGTAGGCGTCAGACAACAAGCCCAAAAACTCATTGCGGGGTGTGGGGCGCATTGTTGCCATGGTTTATTGTCCTGCGAGGTTTGATCCAATGATGCCAGTCTGACCGCCAACATAGCCACCACCAGCGGCAGCCCTTGCGCGTGATTCGTTCATGCGGCGAATTGATTCTGACAGATCTAAGAGCTTTTGCTGTTCGCGTGACAACAGGATGCGTCCCATCTGATTGCGCACAGCCTCTGGCGTCTGGACACGGCCAAGCAGGCTTTGTGCGGATGACACCATGCCAGGCACATTGCCAGTGGCAACGGCCTGCCCTGCTTGCATCACTGGTGCGACATCAAGGTCGGCCATGCCAGCAGCGCGTGCCGCTGTTTGAGATCCACGGCCAGCAGACTCCAAGCCTTTCAGACGCGCCTCTTGAGCCACTGCTGATGCGAATTTGCGATAGTCATTGCCAAATACGGCCTTCAAACGTTCTTGCGTTGCAGGCTCTTTCCACATCTTCAACAATGACGTCTGACCAGCCTCAGTGCCAGTCTTCTGACGCAAGGCTTGCAAAGCACCGACTCGGAAGGCATCCAATTCTGATGCCGTTAAGTCGCGCAGCTCCTGCTTGAAGTTCACGATGTCACCAGTCATGGCCTTGCGGCCAAGCTCGGCGGCGTCCATCATCTGAGATGGTCCTGCCCACTTCTCCATGGCCTGTGCGTAGGCAGACTTGCCGCCAACCTTTGGCGACTTCTCGCTCAATGTTGCGATCAATTCACGGCGCACATCGTCATAGGCGTTGGCCTGCTGACTGCTGCCTGATCGTTTCAGGCTCTGTGCCGAGTCGTACAGTGACTGCTTCAATGTGTCCAGCACATTCATGGGGACTGGCTGGCCTGGTTGCAGCTTAGACAAGTCAATGGTCTGACCAGTCTTTGTGCGATACAACAATTCAGCAGCGCCTTGCAGATTCTCTGATCGTTTCAGCAAGCCCATTAGCTTGTCATCCACTTGGACAACAGCTTGATCAATGGCGTTGTAGAACGGTCTGGATTCGACACGGCGCAATTCGCTGAAGTTGTCAATGCTCTGCTGGAACTGTGCGCCGCCAGTGCCCAAAGCCTCGTCAGCAGCAGTCACAAGACGGCCAGCACGGCCAGCTTGGCGCTCTCTGATGGCGCGTTCCAAAGCCTGCTTTGTCTCGCCTGGCAATGTTGCGATGGTGTCCAACAACTGACGCATATTGGCTCCGCCAACGTCAGCAATGCGAGCCTCACCGCCAAGTTTTCCCATACGAGCTTGGGACATGGACAAGGCGCTTTGCAACAACTCTGGCGGTGTGTCGCGCAACAGCGCCTCGGCAACCTTTTGTTGCGCATAAGTTTCAGCCCTAGCTGGAGAAACCCTTGCGGCAATCTGACGGCCACCAGCACCAAGCACCGCCATGACAGGCTGAGAGACTGGTCCAACTACACCGCCAATGGCTGCGCTTTTGGCAACGTCTTGCGTGATGTCGCCAATGGTTTCACCCTCTGATGTGCCAAGGCCGCCAATAGTTCCATATCCAACACCAGCCGCACCAGCCTGCGCCATGCGCTGACCCATGCCCATGACTTGACCTTGTGCTGGTGGCTGAGTCAAGTATTGACCAATCTGTGCCAGCCTTGGAGATACAGCCTCAATGGCTGGAGTGACGGCGCGAGATACGGCCTGACCAACTCTTGCAGGGGCACTCATCATCAATGTTGGCAAAGATGCGCCGACCTGCAAGCCTGTGGCCGTCAAAGGATTTTCTCTGGCGTAAGACTCGGCAGCGCCGCGCAAAACATCGCGCTGCTCTTGGTATGCCTGTGACAGTGGCTTGCCTTCAGTGATGGCCTTGTATGGGGCGGCGACAGCGCCAGCCAGTTCATCGTAAAAGCCCATTGTTGGGCCTTGCATGGCCGCCAAGAAACCTTTTTCCAGATTCGACTTCTGTGCGCCAGCTTCATAAGCAGGCGACTTGCGCTCAGACAAGAACTTGAGCACTTCTGCTGGCGTGTAGTTGTTTTCAACTGCTGTTTGTATTTGTGTATCAACGCCAGGCAAGCCAGACAAGAACGTCATGATCTCATCGTCTTGATAGCCCTCTTTGCGAGCCGCATCAATTTGAGCTTTTATGCTGTCCATAATCTAGCCTTATCTTTTGAAGATTTCTGACAATGGTTTGCGCTGACCGCCACCAGCAGGAGGTCGAACAATTGATGGTAATTTTGCAGGTGCGCCAAGCGCTGTATCAAGCGGAACGCCAGTCTCTTTTCCGAAGTCGAGATATTCATTGCGCTTTTGGTTGTATGCCTGTCCAGCCGCCGCATACAGTTCATTTGACAATTGTTTGAAGTCGTCACGTTGTGTCGGGGTCAACTTCTGACCAGATGCCCACAAAGTGAAGTAGTTTTGCAATCTATCCATGCGACCTGATGCCGCCATCGCAATACCCAATTCAGTTTCACGAACAACAGAACCAGGATCAAGCAACTTCATAACTTTGGTTGCGCCAGCCACATCACCGATTGGAGTTCCCTGATCAAGTGATGTGATGACCTGACCATAAGCGGCCTTCATGTCGTTGTAGTCTTTATAGATCGGCTCAGACATGAATGTCTTCTTGGCCGACATCTTGTTCTCAAAACCTTTTTGGCCGGTTTCAACATTGACGTTACTTGCGCCAGAACGCTTCAACTTCATGATGTTTTCAAACGTCACAGGCACGCCAGCAGCTTGCAACAACTGCACTTCGTTTGGTGCGGCTTCTGGTTTGTCAAGTGAACGCAAATTCGTCAAATTCACGTCCAAGCCCAAAGCCTTCAAGATTTTGATCTTCTCTGGATCGGCCTCTGGCTTTTCAAGCAAACGCAAGTTCTCCAAGGTTGGCTTCATGCCAAGTTCTGCAAGCAGCCTGGCTTTTTCGCTTGGCTGCGTCAATTTCAGCATTTCTGGAATGCCCTTCTCGGCAGGCAGTGCGGCCAGCATTGCACGCTGTTCACGTGTCAATACTGATGCTCCACTAGGCATGACGCTTGGCGCTGGTTGACCGATCATCTCTGCACGCTCAACTGTTGGACCAACAGGCATATTTGGAGCCGAAATAGCTTGCTGTGGCGTGATCTCCATACCTTCGGTAGGTTGAGCGCCGCCCATCAAATATCGCTGATAGGCTTCTTGTGAAGCTTGTGCACGTTTCGCCTCATCAAGTTTCTGTCTTGTCAACAACTGAGTGATGGCATTCTTTTGCGCCTCGGCATAGCCCTGCTGCCCAGCGGCAACGCCAGAGCTGAGAATCTGCATCAAGGACCGTGGTGTGGTGCTGGGGCCGCTGGCCTGACCAATAGCCATGGCAGCCTGCAACAAGCCTTGGCGTTGCATTGCCTGCTGCTGTGCTGGCGTCAGATAGCCTTCAAGGCCGGTCTCACCGCCACCGCCAAATAGATCGCCAAGCAGTCCCATGTCAAATGATGTCGCCATGTTTTTATCCTATACGAACAGGTTGCTGTTGAGGTTGTTGAGGTTGCAACAGAGAACCAATATAAGCGCCAGTCAGGCCGCCAGACAATGCACTGCCAATAGTGCTGTTGTACAAAGGCTGTGTGGATGTCTCGCCAGTCCTTGCAGGCTGCAAGCCCAACGCGCCACCAGTGATCGCCAAACGCTCCAAAGGCACGTTGCGTGCGGCATCGAGTCGAGCTTGGGTCAAAGCATCGCGCTGTGCGCCAAGGCCCATAGAAGTCTGCAAGCCTGCAATGTTCAAAGGACGTGCAGCCAAACCAAGGTTGGCGGCCTGAGTGAAGCCTGTTTGACGCAAGCCTGATGCTGTTGTTGCCGCCTGGCGCAATGCAGCTTCATTTGTCAAAGCCTCTTGCACGCCTTGACGTGAACCGCCAAAGGCTCTGGCTTGCACAGCTCTGGCTCTGTCGGCAACGTCTTGCATCTGACGTGAACGCTCAATATCTCCCAAAGCGCCTTGAACAACCTGCTCCTCAAATGGGTTGTAAAACTCCATGATGTCAGCAGCGCCAAATGGCGTCATGCCAAGGTTGTAGAGATTTCTTTCGGCCTCTGTATACATTGCACCAGGCTGCGCAAATTCTCTTGGACCCAAGTTGGCGGCAGTGCTTTTTGCACGCTCCAAATTCGCCAAATATTCAGCCTTGATCGCAGGATCAATTGACGTGGTGGTAGTTGTCTCTTTAGGCGCATTGGCGGCACTCACAGCCCCACCCAAAGCGCCAAGCAATGAACCTGCAAGACTTGGATTTGCCTTGGCAAAGTCGAGGACGCCAGAACCATATCCAGCCAATTTGTCAAAAATACTTGTATCAGCCATAGCTGCTCCTGTTCCTGCCCCCGCAGGCAATGTGCTTCCCATCAATCCAGTAGCCGCTTCACCTGTCGCCCCAGCAGGTGCTGTGGATGTACCCAACAAACCGCTACTTGTAAAAAAATCTGGCGCGACTGCATTAACAACTCCAGCCGCCGCACCGCCAACAGCCGCGCTCTTTAAGACGTCTGCTGGCTTATCTCCTGCAATGACACTAGCACCAGCACCTAAAGCCGCAGAGCCAACGATGGCAGCCGCCGTGCCGGTAGCGCCAAGAGCCGCACCAATTGCTGGAGCCAATGGCGGGAAAACGACTGCCGCAACTGTCGCAATAGGCTTGATGTTTTTCTTTAACCAAGTACCAAGTTTTTTCAGTCCCATGTCATGCTCCCAATTCGCCAGAGGCCATCATTTGCTTGACCATCTCGCCAGCGGCAACAAAGACACCAACGATCTGATAATCAATGTCGCCGGTAAAGTCGGCCTCTTCAGCCAAGCCACTGTCAACAACAGCCTGCAAAAACTGAGGATAGAGTGCCTTATTGTTTAAAACAGCTTGAGCCATCGCACCAAGCCGCACAAAGATATTAGGGTCCAATCCCTCTTCCAAGATGGACTCTTTGACCATCTGCTTTGTTTGTGCTACTTCTTGTGCTGTTGCCATCTTGATTTCCTTTA